TTGGTTGTAGTTTCTCTATGAATTGTTTTGCTTCAATAAGAGTGAATTCTGTATCGGAGAAAGTACCTTCGTATTCTATCTCGTAATGTCTACTCGTGCAGAACTGCTCTAGATGATGATTCAAACCTGCGTAGAGCAATGATACAAGTGGGTTAAAAAGACGAATCTTGCCGTCCCAGACTTTGTTTCTGAAAGATGGCATAAACTTAGCGCCAGGCACTTCAAATGTGAAATGGTCCGCTAACTCCATGGCTAACCCGGAGTCGCAGACTATTTTGTTGTATACTTCGTCGTAACGTGTCACTCTTATAATATCAGTCATCAACCACCCATTGTAAACTTCGTAAACTCAATAGCGTTCTTGATTATATAGCCTCTGGTTTGAAACGACTTGATGATGGACTCCAGGAACTCTATCTTCTCTTGCTGCATACCAATCTTCAGCGAAAGATCAATGATGTCCTGGTCGCCTTCCATGTATAGAGGAATATCAGCTTTCAGGATCAACCCTCGCGCGGGCATGCGCCAGCCTTTTTGTTTTGTTTCTTCGGTCGGACCCTGAGTGTAGAACTCGTGCTTCTCAAGCTTCAACTTCTTCATGTCAGACTCGAGTTTTCTCAGGATAACCTTTTCGCCGACGTAGATAGAATAATACTTATGATGGAGCTTGGGAATCTTGAGGCTCTCATCAGCAAGTTCTGTTCTGTCAATAACGCTATCTTTTTCCCAAGAAGCAAAAACGTCTTCAAACTTCATCATCACACCTTGCTATATCAAAGCTTTATATTACTATAAAAGTTGATAAAAGTCAAGCAGTAATTTTGTTGATTTCGTATTTTGTGTAACGGAAAGTTGCTTCGGCTTCAATGTAGGAAATGTCTTCCATTGAAGAATCGAATTCAAAACCAGAGATTCTGGTTGGAAAGGCATCTTCGAAAACAATTTCGTAGTTGGCTCTTTTGGCGCTTGAAAGGACAGTCAAAGAGATTTCAGATCTTAGGGATTCACCAGAATAGTTTGGATTGTTCGCGATTGCTCTGTATTGACCGTATGATTGTTTACCGATCGCTCTCAACCAGTTTTGGATTTCTAGATAGTTTTGTAGATCTTCGTCAACTTTGAAAGAGATAGAAAGATCGCCAAACTCTAGATGATCGCCGAACTGAGGAACACGCAGTATTGGAGTAGGTACGTCGATTGACGGTAATGATATTTCAGGTATAGCTACTTTTTGAACAAAGAAGTTAACGTGTGGTGCTCTCTTCATTATGAACTTGAAATTGAGAGGGCTGACAAAATTCCGATTTTTGACGGATTTGTTTTCATTCATTATTTTTTTCCTTTTTTTTGTAAGGACCTCTTTTTTTACCCAACCTAGAAGCGCCTACGTTATATAGTCCCTGCTCAAATCTCTCTCTGTAAGTTTTCGATCTTTTGGCGACAGATTCTTCTTTTAACTTTTTGCCTATCTGAGACAAACTCAGATTTTTTTTATGTTCCTGCGTTTTAACGTAAGTTTTTTGAAATTGACGAATCTTTTCTCCGAAGCCATCGGGTTTAGGTTTCTTCATTTTTTGTATAGTCTCTAAGGAATGTTTTTTTCCTTTCATAGAAGGTTTCCCTATAGCTACGTTTAACCATTTGTCGTTCGATTTGATTTTCAGTTTTTTTAAAACGCGCTGTTCCCAATTTAGCGCATTTTCGGCAGATTTGAATATCTTTCTTATCTCTACAATATCAGGTTCGCCGTGGAGTTTTCTGAATTCGGCAACGTGTTTTGATGACGTGAAATATGTAACCCATAAATCTTTGGGATTGCAGTTTTTTTTGTACCTGGCTCCATAATAATGTTTATCAAATCCGGACCAAGCTATATGATATGTATATGGCTGATAAGTAGTCATAGCTGATGCTCCTATAAAGCGTTAGAGTCAGTGGAGTTGGCGCTCGCGACTGACAAATTTATTTATAATAAGAAAGAGTTTATACAAAAAAAGGGGAGCTTCGGCTCCCCTTTCTAGTTGGACTGGTTGGATCCAGCCTCGTTATAAAATCTAGATTTTTGAGGTTTTAGTAAATAACCTCAAAAAAAACGGGTCCACTCACATAAGATTGTTGACAATAACGCGACGATAGTAGTAGTTGCTGTTGAATGTCAGAGCGCCTGAACCAACTGTTAGACCCTGGGCGAATGGATTTGCTACCATGCCGTAACGAGTCTTGAAGCCGATCTTTGGCTGGAAGGTTGACTGGTCAACAGCGCGGACCATCTGCAGAGGAACGTATGGGCAGTAGAACAGACCAGCGTCGAAAGCAGAAGAACCCTTATAACCGATCGTGATATAGTTGCCACCGATTGCATATGGATCGATGTAAACCTTCAGACGACCATTGAGAACACCAGCAAAAGTATTGCCTGTGTCATCAACCTGCAGGTTGTTTGAGTTTAGGGCAGGGGCGTAGTCAAGAACACCAGCCATCTGCAGAGCCGAAGCAACGTCGGACGAGCAGATAACGATGTTACCCTTACCGCGACGAGTTGTACGAGCAATGTAGTTAGCTTCACGTTCTAGCTGGAACATTAGACCCTTGAACTTTTCAACTGACCAACGACCGTTTGAGTCGGTGTCGAGGTCGAAAATACCAGCAGTTGTAGTATTGTCCTGAGCACCAGTTACGGCAGTGATGTTGATCGTACGAACAACTTCACGGTTGATTTCAGCCATGATTTCAGCTGAAAGGATGTTAGCAAGTTCTGTTTCAGCATCAAGACCATGGATAGCCTTCAGATCCTGAGCCAGTTCCATTGTGTACTCAGCCTTCAGGGCACGTGACTTCGCAGTAACAGTTACCTTCTCGATTGAGAAGCCCATCTGAGCGAATGCAGTGTTACCATCAGTTCCAAGAACTTCAGCCTGAGCTGTTGACATTGCTGCACCGGTGTTATAACCGTTAACAGCTGACATGATTGAGTTGTTTGTGTCGCCTGGGATTGTACCAACAAACTTCTGACCGAACGAGTTAGCACCCGAAGTTACAGATGTGAATGTTGAATCAACTTCGTTGTAGAAAGTTTCTGAACCAAGTCTTGTGTTACCGATTGCAGATGTGTTACCAAGAGCAGCAGAGTTGCCGTACTTCGAACGCATTGCAAAGATAAGTCCTGTTGGACCTGTCATTGGCTGAGTGCCGGCAATGTCATAAGCAATCAGGTTTGGCATCGCACGACGAACCAGTGAGATAAGTACTGGATCGAATGTATCGATTGGACCAGCGCCAGCAGTTGAGCTAGATGCGCCCATACCGTTGAATGCGCCGCCTGAAGTTGTTTCAGTAAGAGTTTGATATTGACCGTGAACGGCAGATTCGCGAAGAGCGCGCTCTGTGTTTTCTAGAACAACTGCAGTTACCGAACGACGGTGAGCGTCGCGGATTGTTGGCAGTTCTGAGTGCTCTAGAATCGGAGCCCACTTCTTTTGGATTTCTTCCTGTAGAAACATTTTAGTTATTCCCTTTCTTTAGGTTTTTTTTATTTATAAAAGATTACTTCTTGACGGTTCTTGAGATTGCTTGTACGTACTTGTTAACCTGAGGATCAACAGATACGATCTTCTCGCCGATTTCGCCTTCGAATGTTTCTTCCTCGATATTCGAAGACTGAGGCTTCGTTGCTGGGAAATAGTTTTCCTTTACAACCGAAAGTTTCTTTTTGTAAACGTCGAGGTCGCCGTCAAAGCTAACTCCCTCGGCAAGTGAAAAGAACTTTTCGGACTGAGTTAGAGTGAGACCTTCCGCGATTTCATCGACAGTTTCCTGTCTCACCGATTCCAGAATAGCAACTTTTAGCTCAGCATTTTCATTGATTGTCTCGTCGAGAGCAGCTTCTAGTCTTTCAACCTTAGCAGCTAGTTCCTCAACAACGTCGATTTTTTCTTCTGGCATATCAATGTAATGCTCAGCAAATAGGTTCTTCAGACCACCAATGAACTCTTCCATGATTTCGTTGCGTAGTGCCGATTCAATCGCCACTTCGTTTTCCTGCATCCAATTTTCTACAACGTAATCAAGGTATGTGTTTAGGTTATTTTCGATACTTTCAACAACCGAAGTAACTTCTTCTTCTAAACGATTCTCATATTCTTCTTCTAGACGCGCAATCTCAACAATCGCGCGTGCGTTTACTGCAGCTTCGAATAGTGTGGAAGCCTTGTCTTTAAACTCTTCTGAAAGCTCTTCGCCAGTAAACATTTCCTCAACGTCTTCCTTCATAGAAGCAAGAGGGTTGTTCTTGTGGTCGATTTTTGGCATAGGGTCGTTAGCGGAAGGACCCTGTTTTCCAACAGCGTGTGAACCCTTCATACGAATTGAGTTTTCATTGCTCTTTTCATTTGCGGAACCAGGGAGATGAGAAGCTTCCTTACCGATAAGAGCCATGGCTTCTGTATACCACTTTGTCAAATCGTCCTTACGCATAGAATGCATTGCGCCGATAACTGAAGTGATAGCTTCAATCTTCGACTTTGGATCTGTTCCAGCTGGACGAGATCCTGCTCTCAGAGTATCTGAGGCAATTGATTCGTCTAGAGTTTCAGTGTTGATATCCGTATTTTCTTCAGACATTAAAGGTCTCCCTTCCAATTTGTTTAGTTTATTTATATTAGATTTGTTTTTGACGAGAGAGACTTGAGGAAGCTCTCATAGATACCGAACTTACTTTGCTCGATCTCATCCATACGCATTCTTTTCATTTCTTTACGCGTTTCGTGTAGTTTCTCTTGATACCAAGATTCTGTAGATGCATCGTAAACCCACTCAGCTCCTTCCATTACACCCTTAACGAATGCGTTAGGAGCAGAAGGATCAGCTACAATATCCGCAGCTGTGGCAAGATGAAAATCATCCTGTACTTCCATGATGCCTTGTTTGTTCGGCTTCAAAGAACCAAGACCACGAGAAGAAACGCCAAGATTAGCACCAGACTTTAGTAGACCCTTAGCAATATTACCCATTGGCGTTTCTGTAAGTCTAGCCTTACCAATGAAGTTTGAACCTTCACGCTTTAGTTCTGTAATCATATGAGAAACACGATCAAGATTAATCTGAGGTCCGGCTGGGTGACCGAGCTCGCCATAAGCTCTTTTCTGATTGATATTGTTTTCGATGTATTTATTGACCGCAGATTCTAGAACAGGCAGGCTGTAAATACGACCGTTGCGATTTGGAGTATCAGCCTGCATGAAGATACCATGGATGTAATGGTCTTTAGAACCATCTTCCTTAGCTTCGTAGAGGTATTCGACCTCTTCGGTTAGTTCTGTAATGAGTTTCATTTTAGCCTCTATAAGCCGAAGATGTAGCGAATACGGCGACGTTAGCAGCAATGGTATCAGTTGGAGTTTTCGCGACAAAAATATACTGATTTGCTGGTAAAGTGAATGTACCGATGGTTCCACCGCTGTTAGCAACTGTGATTACGGCAGCTGATGTTGCGCTTATAAAAACAATTTGAGAGCCGTTGATGGTGTTAGCTGTAGTCAGGGATATCTGACTTGCTGTTGGCTTTATGATATTCATACGTTTCTTCCTGTATTTACGTCGACCGAGTAATTCGGGAATGTGTTCCTTGGAGCACCGGTCATATCGATACCGCCATCAACAGGTGCCGTTTGCTCGTCTTCTTCTTTGTCTTTTGAATGATCGCCGTAGACCATGTAATCATGAACTGCAGACACGTGATCTTTAGCAACTGCAATCTTTGCTTGCACCCATGGCTCAATCATTTGTTCATCACCCAGTTGCATAGCAAGATGCAGAGCTTTATTTGCAAGAGCACGCAGCTGTGTCTTTGCCATTTCAGCAGATTCATCGCCATCCGAACCGCCAAGTAGAGGAACTGCTAGGTCTTCGGACATTTCGGTGGAGCCAACTCCGTGTAGAGCTCCCGAATTAAAACCCTCTGTTTCTTCTCCGAGGTGTGGAGTTACGGTAAACTTGTGAGTCTTTCCGAGAGTTCCAGTTCTAGCCTTTGATCTAACGTGAACTGTTTTACCGTCGTTCTTTGTTACCATACCGTAACCTTTGTCGCCTGTACCATGCTGATAGAAGTCCGCATGCATACCAACGCTCAAATCCTTCGCCATGTCTGGGTGCATCTTACCCTTGGCGCCATATTCGCGATGGTTTACTTCGTTGATTGGCTCAACTTCTTCGTTAGTCTTTTTTGACTTTTCTGGGTGCATGCTGTAATAAGCGCCAAGAGCCATACGCTGACGTTCTTCGCCTGACTTACCGGCGAACTTTGGGTCTTTTGACTTGCGGAAATCTTTGATGATTTCTCCAGCTGAAGTCTTCTTTGTCAGAACTTCTTTGAGAGTCTTCTTTGGTTTAGAGCAATCAGCCATCTCATGAACTGGGCAAGAAACACCTTCGGCTGTCATATTGCACTTTGCAGCTTCATTTACACTTTCTGAATCTTTGATATTCTTACGACCATGCTTTGTTTCTTTAGCAAGAGCAGGCTTGATGTTCGTAGCCTGATATACATCGTCACCGTTACCAACGCGATCTGAATGCTTCTCAGTTTTGTGTAGTTTTACAAACTCTTGATCGTTCGGAGCCTTCGGTTCGTAATCAACACCTGGATCCTTACCAGTTGAACCTGGTACGACTTTGGAGGCTTTTACGCCGTTTAGGATATCTTTAAGCGTCTTCGCCATCTTCCTGGTCCTCTACTTCTTCTGTTTCGAAATCTTCTTCAGTTTCATCGGAACGGTTTCCGAACATATTCATCGCGATTTCTTGTTTCTTACCTTCAATCGCCGAAGCAACTCTATCCTGAAGAATAGCCTTGAAAGCGTCTTCGAAATCGATAGGCTTCTGATTAGAACTGAACTTGATAAGATCTGCTACCCGAGCTTCAATTTCCGTCATGTCTATAATCCTTATTTATTTCTTGCCAAAGTTTGTACTGCTGATCTATATTTAGATTCATCCTGTATAGAACGCTTATCTTTTTTACCAAGAAGATTGACCGTTGCTTCGGCTTCTCTCATTTTTTTATTCTTTTCGTCAGTCGCAGGAGTAGCGTCTGTATCTTCATCGTTAGCTAAAGGTTGAACACCTTCGGCTGGTAATGGATTACCCATTTCATCCATAGGAGGAGGATTCCAGCGAGGATCGTCCTGCTCTTCTTCTATCTCTTTGTCTTGTTCTTCAATATCATCATCTGACTGCTGGAGAATGTTCTTGCGAGCCCACTCATGAGAGTAGTATTTACCAAGCAAACCGCCCTGATCCATAGTCATGATGAGCTGAGCGCGATTCTGAATCATTTCTGCATTTTTCAGCTCGGTGAAGTAGTTGTCCTTCGCGAAGTCGAATTTGACATCCGGAGCAATATTCTGCCAATCCTCGATCGACATAATACCTTTCAGAACCAACTGTTTTTCTAATAACGAAATAAACAGCGTACTAAAACGACCGCGAAGTCTTGAAATGAATCTAGAAAACTTCAGCTCGTCTCTTGTAACTTCTGTGGCTCTACCCAGAGAGAACAGAGCATCAGAGTTGAGGCGATTCACCGGCACGTTTAGAGTTTGATACATTTTCTTCTGGAAGTAAAGAACATCATCCATCTGACCGAGCGTTTGACCGCCTGGTAGTGTAGTTACTTCCGTACCACGTCCGCCTTCTCTACGAGGCAGCCAGTAGTCTTCAAGCATTGTCATAAACTTTCTATCGTCGCGAACTTCACCAGTTGCGCCGTCGTAAATCAAACGATTTTTGTGCTTGACCATAATGTCGCGAACATACTGCTCAGCCTTCATCTTAGGCAAGTTACCAACGTCGATGTACCAGATACGACGCTCGGGAGCGCGCGCGAGGCGGTAGATGACTAGAGCATCTTCAAGAGTACGAAGTTGATTGAGTGCTTTGATTGCTTTGTGAAGATATGAGAGAACCATTGTTCCCTGAGTGTCAGACAATCCAGATGTAATATACACAACTGAGTCTTTAGCAATCTTCATACCAGTTGTAGAAGGACCAACTACCTTATTGCCGTAGTTGAAACCCTTGTCGTTGAAGATGAAGTATTCGTTCTGAACCTTGGGAACAACAGCCTCATGACCATCTCCGCCAGGAACTTTTCTTTTTGCTACTTCACGAACTTTACGGATTTTTCTAGGATCAACGTATCTGACTTCCTTGATACCAGCGCTTACGTTCTTTTCGTCAATAACAACGTGGTAATATAATCTACCATCAATGTACCAGCGGCGGTAGATCTCGTATGCTCTTGATTGAAAATCTAGGATGTTCAGAACGTTTTGAAACTCGTCTCGAATGGCTTTCTTAACCTTGTCTGTTACTTCAAGGTTGTCGAGAACGATACTGACGATGTTTTCTTCGTCAATTGATATTGATTCGTTTACGATTTCATCTACAGCTGAGTCGATTTCAGGCTGTAGAGACATTTCTCTGTATTTAGTAACTAACTCGGCTTCGGTTCTTACCGTTCCGTCCAGGTCAATATAGGTGCCGTAAGCGCCACCTGCAGCAACGATAACTGCTCCGTCGTCTGCTTCTTTCGGAGCAAAAGACGGAGCTGTATCAACAGGAACTTTACGTTGGAATTCGAAGCCGAATAGTTTCATTTATTTTATTTTTCCAAAAATGGAGAGGAGTAATCCCCTCTCCTTCACAATACTTATAATGTATTTATTATTCTTTTCCTGCCCCTGTATTAGTTTTACCACCAGGATCGCCTGTGTTAATAGAAGCGCCTGTTCCACCTATTTGAATTGGAACCCAATAATCGTAAGAAAAAGTTACATCAAACGTCTGAATAGTGTTTGTGTTGTCCCAATCAAGAGCCATATTAGAAACAGTTGTTGGAAAAATGCCAACAAACTGATAGGCTCTGATTTTTGTACCATCTTTAGAGAATTGAGTTACAGTAGCGTCTGTGCTTTTATAACTGTTTGCTGTAAGAAGTTTTACGTTACCAACAAACTGATTGATCTGGTTTGACCAATCTTCAAACATGTTTCTTACAAGATAATCTTCGTCGTTCATAACCGTTACGGTCCAATCGGCGAAAGTACGATCACCAGCCAATTTAATCTGGCGACCGAAATATGGTACGTTTACTGGATCGATAGTTGCTGCCGGAACTTCAGAAGCGCGGCAAGTAAAAACAAACTTATCGATAGTCGCAGCGTCTTCACCAACATTTGGATTGATCTGGACCTGGAAGAGAGACGGTCTTACGCCTCCCTTCGTTAGACCGCGACTCTTAAAGTCATTGATATTAAAAGGCATTTTCGTTGCTCCTATTTTTCTCTATTTATTAGAATTGACCGATGATTGTAGAAAACTGAACGCCAGTTCTAACAGCAACGAAATTCAGCTGAATAAAGTTAATCGAACGATTTGGTTTGATGTAAATATCACCCCAGAACTCATTACGATCGATTCTTTCCGCTGTGTTATTTGTAGCGTCGCAAACAACCAGGAAGTCTGTGATACCACGACGAGCCTGAACGTCACGCAGATAAGGAACAACTAGATTCTTGAACTGCGATCTTGTAAACTCATCATTGAACTCGAACAGAGAGAATCTTGAAGCATTAGCGATTGCTTTTTCAAGCGTGATGAATAGACGACGAACATTGATATGATCAAAAGCAGAAGGCTTCTTTGTCGCAGTTTTATCACCGAACAGAACAGTTCCTTGACCTGGGAATGTTACAACCGGATTGATTGAGTTCTTGTAAAGAAGATCTCTTTCAAGTTTTACTGGATTATAACGAAGCTTCACGATGTTTTTAATCTGACCACGATTGAAACCAGCTGGTGACCACCAAGCGTCGTTCGTTGCTTCTGTTCTTGCTGCAAGACCAGCGATATCGCCGTTCATAGGAACATAACGGTAAACGTCGTTGTAACGATCGTACATATACTTGTAGCTTGAATCATACATAGCGTATGTAGAGTCCGTCAGAGCTCCAAACCAGTTAACAAGCGAAGTGGCTTCGGCTCCAACGTTGCCTTTTACGATAGCATCGTCTGCGGAGATGAATGCAACACAGTCTTTACGGACTTCTGCAATATTCTGAACCAGATAGTTTGCAAGCTGGAAGTTGCTTACGGTTTGACCATTTATAGTTGTAGAACCACCAGTTGGTTTACCCTGCATTAACAGAGCAATGTCAACAGTCTCTACAGACTTATACAGATCATAAGCAGTTGCAAGAATGTTTAAAGGAGCCGTTGATTCTGTATAACCGTCAGTTCCACCAACAAACTCAAGCGATAGAGGCTTTACGTTAGTTGAACTTGCGATGTTAAGGGCGACATTTGAAACTGCACCAGCACGATCGTTAGCCCACCATACGTAAGCAGAACCATCATTGATTACTGTCTTGTAGTAAAGTGAAGCGCCTGTCTGAGACTTAGCATCTGTGGCGCGAGAAACATTTTCATAAACTTCTAAAACTGCACTAGGAATACCAGTGAACATACCGTCATGGTCAACAACCACTACGTGCAAGGAGTCGACAGCTGAAGTGTTACCGAAGTTTGAGTTGTAATAAGAAGATACGGGAGCTCCATCGACCCTATCGAAGAATTCCCAGTTTCTTGTTATGTTGATAACTGAAGTATTACCGTTGGTTGTGGTATTTGCAACGTAATCAGTTGAAAGCTTATAACCACTTTCAAATCCCAGAGTGAAAGTTGCTACGGAAGCGTTGGCAGAAACTGTACCGACAGAAGAAATCTTAATGTATTGAGTGCCAATAGAAGTGTTTCCAATAGTCAGAACATCGCCAACTGTCAATCCATTTGCAATTGTATTTGCATACGTGTTAGCTGCACCAACAACACCGTCAGAAGTGAATGAGAACGTACCTGTGTTCGAACCGATGCTCAGAGAGAAAGAACCAGTAATCGTGTTACTTGTTACAGTTCCGACAAGAGCCAGGTTCGAGCTGTATGCGTTTACGCTGTCACAAACGGAGATTTTTAGCGATGTTCCAAGATAACCAGGATATTTTGCGATGTAAACAGCGTTTGAAGAAGTGTTGCCGTCACGAACGTTCAGGTAATCGTTTCTATTCTTTACAACGTTGTTCAATACGGTTACTGTGTCTGTATTTGCGACTGCGTTCAGCGCGCCGATAGTGGAAGTTGCATTGGTTGTATTAGCAGCACGAACTACGTAAAGAGAAGAACCGTAACCAAGAAAGTTAGCAGCAGTGAAAAATGTCTCGTAGTTATTTGAAGTTGGCTTACCGAATGTGTTCACAAGAACGTTTTCGTCAGTTACCAAAACTCTTTCGCCAACCGGACCCCAGCGAAAAATACCGGCGATTGCGCCGGTCGAAGTGGCTACGCCTGGAACGACTGTAGTAAGGTCGACCTCAGTTACGTTTACGCCAGGACTTACTTGATATGCCATTTGTTATATCCTTTCGAAATTGTATAATACTCGAGCGTTTCAAACTTATTTATAAAAATCCGTGTTCTGGCTCATCGCTCATCCATCCTCTAATAGTCGGAGCCTCGACTATCTCTGCATGCGTCATGCCATTATCAACAAATCCAAACGGAGTAAGATCCTGTGATATTTCTTCATCTGTTTTTTCGCGAAGCCTAGCGAGTGTATTTATTGAGGTTAATTCTTTAAAATACATCTGATCCGAAAGCCAGGCAAACAGAACCAAGCCCATGACCATGTCATCGTGTTTACCAGGCTCGGCTTCGTAGGACAACCCCTTCCTAGAAAAAGTAGAGAGTTCGCTAATAGTTTCAAAATCATTTAGAACAAGTTGATTTTGCTCGATCAGAAGTTTTAGGATTGAACAACCGACAGACTTGACCGATTTTGTTGTTCTGATACCTTTGTCGATGTTACCACCAAACCCCGAAGTGATTCTCTTGCCACTTCTACCAGCTGATTCTGTGAACAAAACATTGTCATATTCAAAATCAAAATGAAGAGAGGTTGCAACCTGCTCGCCGATGTCATTGATTTCAACAAGAACAGCAGCGTTGTTATACGATTTGCAAACTCTGAAAACGATCTCAGCATAGTCAATTGGTGACACTAGATTATTACGGTAAGCGCAGACCTGTTTGTAAGGCATAGAATGAACGTCTATTATACTGAATGCCGAGTAGTCTAAACCTTTTCCTCTTGACACGTCAACGATACAGACGTAAGGGTGATCTTTCACAGGCTGTTCAAATAACTGTAATCCATCGTTTTTATGAATCGGTATTTGATGCACTAGCTCTTTTAGTTTCCAGCCAGCAATAAGAGTACCAGAGCTGCCTTGGAATTCTACACAGTACTCCTGATCGAACTTTTCTGTATCGAAGTTCATCGCGGAAAGAGTGTCTTTTCTCCAGGCTTCATCTCTTCCCGGAACGTCATGCCACATAACTCTGATTGGCTTGTAGTTGTTTTTACCTTCTGATGAGTTCTGCCAGATTTTGTAGAAGTGATTCAGACCGTTTGGAGTTGAAACCAAAACGATCTTTGATTCAGTACCGGATGAAATGGTAGGATAAACTGACGTGAAGAATTCGTCCCAGTTCTCAATGAACGCAGCTTCGTCGATAAACAATAGGTTGATAGAGTAACCACGAATGTTATTAGAAGAAGTAGCAGCTGCTATGACTCGGCTGTTGTTTTCTAACTCAAACGAACCTTTGTTCCATTCTTTTACACCCTGTTGCAGCCACTTAGGAAGATGCTGATATGCCAGCTGAATACGCCCAAGGATTTCGCGTGCAGTATCGCCTTTGTTTGCAAGTAGAGCGACAGTCTTGTCTGCATGGAAAATGATATACCAAAGAATGAATCCGCAAGTAGTAGTCGACTTACCTGCCTGTCTAGCCGTAGCGATGACGGTGTATCTTTCTTCCGCCATCGTCTTGAGCATTTGTTCTTGATATGGATAAGGAACGAAGTTAACTAGACCACGGTTGATGTTGATGATCTTCATGTAAGTTGTAACGAAGTACACGACATCGTTTTTGCACTTCATGTATTCTTGGACTAAATCTGGAGTCCAGTTTACAGAGACTCCGCTGCGCTTTAGATTAGGATTACCAAGGTAACTTCTGAAGTTGTTAATCTCATTCACTTTTTCATATCCTCGATCATCTTCTGAAGCTCAGATGTCGAACCTACAAACAGATTATTCGTAACGTGTTTTTTTGCTTCTTCATCCTGGGGGACATCTGCTTTGTCGATCGTTCTTATTTGCTGCTGTATGTCGAGCAACTGTTTAGATGCGTTGGTTACGGTGTCCATAAGTTTAGCGAGGACTTCGAACGCTCTGGGATTTTGAGACTGATCTGCAATAACAGCAAGTTTTGCAATAGCATCAGTACCGTTCTCTACAACCTCGCGAACGTTCGCTCGCGCGAAGGTGAAATCTTCTTTAGCCGAATCGTTTCTTGCCGCATTGACAATATTCGTCAGAGCTTTTCCGTAATCTTGTGGGACGATTGGTCCCAGATTCAATGCCCTGTCGATTGGGCTTTCATCATCATTATTTTCCATAATCCTGTTCCGTGATGTTAGTTACGTAGCCAAAGTCATCAGTCGCAACAATATTAGCAACCGGTATCGAAAGGCTAGAGTTAGAAGTTGGTTGACCGTTCGCAGTTAAACCAGGTTGAATCTGAATAAACGATACGGACGGATTTGTTGTATTGGCGACCATATCGCCTTTGACAACGAAGAACTCAGTGTTGGAGAATTTGATGATCTTCTTAGACTTGACCGGTCCATAAAGATAACCCTTCATTGTGAAATCAAGAGTCCAAACTAACGATCTGCGTTCTTTGAAATCGCCTTCATACACATCTTCAAGATTGACTCTGTTCAGA